CTATTGAAATTGGCATGTCTTCCCACTTTATGTGAGTCTTTGTATTTTTTTGAGCGTCTGTACCAAACACCTGCTCATCGCTTAGTCCAAACAGCTCTACGGCAATTAGTTTCAACGGCGTAGCCAGTGAGTATTTTTTAATATAGGGCCACATGTTATATCCAGCCCACTCAGCAAACTGCTCATCGACCCTGTTAACATCTAGCAACCCATAAGAATCATCTGATTCTCCCGTCTTTATCAGGAGATCACCCTCTTCGTTTAGGGCGAAGTTTTCTATAACTCTAAAGGCTCTTAGTTGATAGCCATGAATAAAGTTTGAAGATGTACTTTTGCCAGATTGTTTCTTTCCAGAAAACGCTAATATTTTAGTCATAAGATAGCCTCTAATTGTTCTTGCAATTGTTCGACAGATAAATCACCAACATCTTTCGCGTCAAGCGTTGGTCTTAAATAATTAAATCTTCTTCCGCATTTTTTAATAATTTGATTCGCCGCCTTGTTTCCAGCGTCGTCATAGTCCGTTAGTATTATTACATTCATAACTCCTATTTCTTCAAGTAGTATTAATTGTTCGTCAGTTATAGCCGCGCCAAATATACTAACAGAATTACTGTATCCAGCTTCGTGCATTCTCCACACATCGCCCTGCCCCTCTAGTAGAAAGACAGTTCTATCCCTTGTTATGTGATCTTTTGCAATATTTAACCCATAAAGATGCTCTTTTTTAAAACCTTTACTATGCAACCACTTTGGTTTCATGTTGTCGTATATACATCTTCCAACACAGCCCGTATAACAATCGTTCAAATCATAAATGGGAACCACTGCGCGATTATACATCTGCCTTGTTTTGTCTAGACATGTGCCAACATCAAATAAATCAAGAACTTCCTCTGAGTATCCTCTATCTATATAGTACTGTGATGGTATTTGTATTTTAGATCGAACTTGCTCTCTTGAGATTGTGGGAATTGTCGCCACAGACTGTTTCAAGAAAACGTCAAGTAGCTTGACTTCCTTCGTGGGATTTATGTCCTTTTCTTCTCTTTCTTCTGCTAGAGCAATAGATTGGCAGAACTCATAAGTTTCTGAAAGCGTAGCCTCTGATCCCTTTTTTGTTGTTAGGCACCCTCTAATAAAACCAAAAATGTTTCTTGCATAATCTTCATCGCATCCAGCAGTCCAACATTTCCAGTTGCCAACAACATCGTCTCCATCTAAAAATATAGAACATCCCTCTAGGTTATCTCCACCATGTATAGGGCAAGAAAATGAGAACCTATTTGAGTATTCTACATATTCAATATCTAATCGTTCTAATACTTCTGGAATAAAGTCTCTAAGCGCATCACACGCCGCTGAGATCTGATTCTGAGTCAAAATTTTCATCTATTTCAAATCCTTCACTTCTTGATTTGGCATTATTATGAATTTCATTTCTTGTCATGCCTTCTTCTAAACGTCCAATACTACCAAACATCTTCATCGAAACATAGTCGCCATCATCTAGACCTTCACCATGTCTGGCTACAATGGGAACTAGCTTCCTATTGCCGTTCTTGGGATTGTCCTCGGCTCTTTCTTCGTCTGATTTCATTTTAAAAATGGTAAAACTAGTACAAAGCCAGATCAGTCTATCAGAACCAGACACCGCATCTGTGCTTTCTTTTGTAATACCATCTCTGTTCAGCTGCACAAAACTCAAACATGGAACATCATACTTAACCATAAAGTTATGTAGCTTAGTAATCTGAAACCCAAGCACTTGATATTCTTGCATAGAGGCGCTAATACCATCTGAACTCATCAATTTAAGATAATCATAAATAATCACACAGTCATTGGTTCTTCCGTCCTCGTCAAAGCCAACATGTTGATAAATCCACTTTCGCATAATAGAAAGTATATTCTCAAAAGATTGTCCAGCAATACTAATATAGTGATATGGTATATCTTTTAGTTTCTCAGACGCGGCGCGAACTTTCTCTTTTTCTATTTCATTTTCAGAAAACTTACCCGTAGAAATTTTGTTAATCTCAACGCCACTAATGCTTGCTAAGATCCTGTTGAGGTGATCGTCTTTTGACATCTCTGTGTCTAGAACAAGAACCGGAACATTCTGTTGAGATATGTTCAAAGCTACCGCATCACAAAACATAGACTTACCCACTTTTGGGCGGGCGGCTATTAGATCAACACACTTTCTACGAAGTCCCCCGCCAATAGCAGCATCATACCTTGAAAAGCCCGTGGGGATTCCAACGAAGTCTGACACATTCTCTGTGAGAAAATCCAAGTATTCATCAATCTCTTCTCCGATAACTTCTGTTTTATTGCTAGATGTTTGATATATTGCCGAGGTTGCATCTAAGATAGGAGATTCAACCATAGAAATTAAATCAACAATGTCTTCTTCGCCGGTCATAGACTCGACGCTCTTTTGACATCCGTTCAAAGTCTTTTTTAAATCTCTGGCCAGTTTTAGCTTTGCTATTTTGGCGGCATGGATTTGTGAGTTTTCTAGATTAACAGGAAAATTAAATAAAGACCTGATAAAGCCCATTTCTTCTTTGTTGTTTAGCGCATCACCAACACCAAGACTATTTGCAGAAGATAGAATAGAAGTCAATTCAACCTTTGCGTTGTCGGATATTGTTTTATGTATACAGCTAAAAAGAACTTGATTCATCTCATCTGTGAAATGATCTCCATCCACAAAGTCAATATCAAGATAGCAGTCTAGTCCGTACTGGCATAGCGCCGCTAATACAGCCCTTTCAGAAGCTAAGTCTTGTAGTTTGTTTTTTTTCATTATCGTCCACCAATACACCTGTCGCAAACATACCAATCCCTAGCATGAGTCGGATGAACCTTTACTGAGTTTTGACACTTGGTGCATTTCTGCTCTACCATTTTGGTGGGCTGTCGCCGCCTTTCTGTAGGCTTGATGTCTGGCGTTTTAAATTCTCTCCCTTTTGCTTCTGTTCCATCGTCTATGAAAGAGTTGAACCTTTTATTTTCAGTCACAGGGATTCTCGTCTTAACCTGATCGCTTTCTTTTGATGTGCTGAAATCCAAGTCCACATCTCTAGACGCTTCTGGTTTCGGCGCCACGGTCGGTTCTGGTTTTTCTTTTACTTCCGGCTCAATGCTATCGCTTAGGGTTTGTATGAGAGCCATCTTTTGTTCTGCCGTAAGCGATTCAATAAATTTGTCAAGCATATTAACCTCATCTTGTTTTTGATAAATTACTTAATGTGTCTGCCATTCTCAATACCTTGTTAGACTTTCCTTCTACCGTAGACAGTCTTGCTTCTGCGTGTTTTTTAATCTTCAAAATATCAGAAGCCAATGGGTTTTCTTTCACGGCAGAGTAATATTTCTGTTCCCATTTGGTGTATCCATTCCCGTAAGAGTCTAGCAACTTAGATATTATATACCAAATACTAGAATCCGCCCAGTCTAAAACAATCTTTTCTTTAGCTTTTATCGACTCAAGGTAGTCTGAGTAAGCATATAGCTCGTAGGCATAGGCCAAACATTCTTTTGCAGACAGGTGGCCGATTTCATTTGAGCGCATGTTGAGAATCGCTTCAATGTCTTCTTTTTGTTCAATCTTTGGTAGACCTTTACAATCTATCCAGTTGTCAATCGCCTGAAGAAACTCGTCTAATTTTTGTTCTCCACTCATCAATGTCCTCATTAAAGTTTAGTTCAATTAATTCTATCTCATTTAGGTCGCACCATTCTCTTTTATCAGAGTCTCTGGCTTTAGCTTTGTAGAAGTCTAATTTGTTCTTAAAGAAGAATTTGTTAAACTTGTAATGTTGTTCACCATGAACTTCTATCATTATGCTTCTAGAGGGTAGAAAGATGTCAGCCCTGAGAGACCTTCCCCCAAACTGATCCTTGCTACCCGGAAGCAACACTTCTTCTAGTATCGTATCATATGGATAGAATTCTTCAAGAAGCTTATACGCTTTTTCATGAAGTTTTGATCTATTAACCTTGCTGGCTGCGGCAGAAAGCGGTGTCCACACATAGCCTCTTGCATCAAGACCCATTACATGAATTTTCATAGCATCCCCTTGATGCTTTTAGCTAATAGTTTAATACATTCTGGATTTTCTTTTAGAAAGTTGTAAACTTTTGGCTGTCCTTGGAACTGGAAAGCCTTGATACATGCGGCCTCATCTTCTAAGTCTAGATCGGGTTTAAGTTTTTTCATTAGTTTTTTATCTTCTAGCATGAACATCATCTTAAACCATGCGCCACTCCTATCAATGAGAGCTAGCTGTTGTGCTAGCTGTAGATACTCTTGACATTCATCAATTCCCTCACCATAACGAATAAAGCTCTGACAATTACCTCCGGGTGATCCCATAGAAGAACAAAGGATGCGCCAGTTAACCTGTTGCCCTATAATCTCTCCGCTTTCATCTATCCAAGGCTTGACTGCTGGAATTTTTTCCCCGCCACTTTTGACTTCCATTCTTGTATCTGCCTGATACTGAATCTTTCGCCCACCGTCAGCCATTTTAGACGCACCCATTCCAGAGGTGTTTGAGATAGTATGCGTAATCAAGATCACCAATCCTTTTTG